GATTCATTTAAATCATCAAGTTTTGAAGCCTCTTCTTCAGAAATTTCTTGGTCAATAAATGTTCTATCATTTACATTTGCATTTAATGCATTGTGTAAATCTTCATTTAATTTTCTGCTCTCTGCGTGTTTTAATTTTTCTTCTTCTGTTCCAGAATCAAATAATTCATCATTATATTCTGATTCACGATAAAGTCTTAAATATAAATCACCATACTTAACAAGCGAATATACCCATTTATAAGCGTTCTTGTCTACATTCATCGTATCAAGAAGATATGTGATATATTTAGCGATTCTATCATCTTTGGATTCCGCCCAAACTATCTTGCCATCCATACTTGTTTCAGTCGCATCTTCTGCGTAAGTTTCAAGTACAGCAGCAATTGTTGAATCCTCTGACATAGTATCAATTAGATTATAAATTTGATTTCTATTCTGAGAAATTTGTGTGAAAGATTCTAATTTACCAATGTCTAATTGATTATTCTGCATTGCAGTAATCATGGCATTGTAAAATTCTGAATCAAGGTCTAATCCGAGTTTAGGTGCAGGGGCTTCTACAGGATTTATATGCTTCTTGTACAAGTCATCCCTTCTCTCAATCGGAGTCTTCAATTCAGTATTATTTGAATCCTCTTTAATTGTTGTCTTTTTTCTTGCCATCTAATTCACCTAGAATGTCCTTTTAATTTGCATACATATTTTAGCTAATTAAATTTAATATTTTTAGTGCTTTTATTTGTCAAATTTTTACTGATATTTTAGAACACAATTATGCCTTGTGGCAAGTAGGATGCGTCAAGTCTTTTTGCTCTCCCCATACCGAAATCCATAAATTGTTGTTCATCTAATTTTGTTTGGTTTACACCAAATTCTGCAACGGGGTCGTTTACAACCCTCTTCAGTTCTTCTTCAAAATCAAGAGTTATCTGTTTTTTAATTTGAGATTCAGACACAGAACCGGAGCTAGCCCAAATTGCAGCATCTAATTCCTCACCGTACTCAAATGCAAATTCATCTCCGTGCTGAGATGCATTCCATATTGAACCACAAACTGCGTCGCACTGGTCTTTTGAGTTATGAACAAATACTCCACTACTTAAAGCAAAATTATGATTGTCAGCAATTGTTAAATCGTATACATCCTCAGTCTCATTTAAGAACTTGACTGAAACAACTCTATGATTTAATATTTCTTTACCAACAATTTTCCTATACTTAACAATATATGGAGGACGTTTACTTGGAATTAAAGTATCAAACTCAAACCCAAATATTGCAAAGAATTTTTCTTTATCAACTGTCGGAACTAATTCTTTAAGTTTTTTACTTAAATCATTTTCTTGTTGCAAAGCAACTTTTGCGTTAATGTATTTGCCAAGTTGATGATTTTCGGATATTTTTTTACTAATTGCTTCCTGTGTTTCTGGATTACAAGCTCGCTGATATTTAACAGCATAACTATTTCGTTCATTTGTGCTCAAGTCATTCCAGTTAACATTAAACATTTCTTCAATTGCGTGATGGTATTCAATGATAGTCTGTTTATGTTTCTCTGCATTTTCACGAATAAGTGCCCCATTTTGTTGAGCTTGTTCTTTACGCTTGACAACCTCATCATGATAACCTGGTGGGAGCTTATTTAATACAGCCTCAGATAATTTTCTACTACGTTCTTTATAGGATTCGGTATTTTTATTATCCTTATGCCACTGCCTAACTGTATCAGACCGTTTTTTATTCGCCTCTACTGATTGTGCCCCAGTATTCATTTCATAATGAATTTGTTGGTGTTTTGCTTTTGAACACCACACTAAATTTGCAGGAGTATTATCATATTTTCTACAATTTTTATGATGTACTAAATACTTTTCATCTATCACCTCTGTAGCAAATTGTCTATGCTCATAATGCCAAGCATCTTCAATAGGCTCATAGTATAACCTATATCCGTCCATATCATTATTGATGTTTGGATACTTTCTGTATAAAGGCATTAATGAATCATTTGATTTTAAATCTTGTGCCTCACAATAAGAGCTATCCCTTAACATAAATCTATGATTCGGAGTACATCTTATTACTTCCCCACTATCTAATGTAACTTCAACTAATTCAGCATTCTTTCTTGTGCACCATGCCTTTTCAATTAGTTTTGGTTCAATCTTTTTTGTGGTTTCGTTAAATGAATATACGTAATTTTGTTTTCCAGAATTATATTCATCAACTAATTCTAATAAAGTTAATTCTCTCCCATCAACTAAACTAACCTTAGTATCCCCTGTGAAACAGCCAGTTCTACCACCATCAGGGTGGTCGATTTTACCAGTGTTGCCGTTTCTTTCCAATCCTAAAATTTCTTCTGTGAGCAATATATTTTCATACATCTGCAATCTACCTTCATAGATTACATTTTTAAAATATGCATAAGGCTCACAAATATGCGACTGAGGATTGACTCTATCAACAGATACTATTTCATATGGATATCCCTTAGATAATAAATCTTGAGCTAAAGAAGCATTTTGGAACGTATCCGTAGAAACTCCACGAATATTAAATCCTTGTTCCTTCAGCCAATAAATAAACTCTCTATTCTTCGCAAATGATATCTGATGCCCTTTAGGGGCTTTTATGGATACACTAAATGCTAATTTATAGTAAAGTTCACGAGATGATGATTCATTAACAGATGAGTGTTTTTTGCCTAAAATCCAAACACCAGCAATACCAGTTTTATCTCCGCTGATAGACATGTCCAAATGTATGAATAATGGTCTGCTCATTAGATTTCTATCAATTTTCTCCATATCAAAGAAATCACTATATTGAACTAAATCATCTTTTCCATCACCGACTTCAATAACATCTTTTGAAAAAGCATTAATATAATCTTTAGTTTTTATTTCAGATAATCTTGCACCACTAATATATTTAGTAAGACTTGATGATGAAACGCCTGCGAAGTCGCAAAGTGCTCTGTCAATATCATCTTTGAAATCTGTTTTAAATTCAATTGGGACATCTAATATTTTGTATCCCTTATTTATATAATTTTCAACATCTGCTCCATCTGGAATAATTTCAGATGCAAGGAATTTATTTCCTAATGCAACTTTAAATTTTTTACCACAGTAAGTGCTTGGCGGTCTTACATTCCAAACAGGTTCATCTACAATTAATGCACTCGCATCTTCATCAGAAAGTTTCTTCTTCATATGTTCTTCCAAGAAACTCTTATCTGAACGTTTAGAAGAAGCTAACGCAAGCAATGTTGGATTGTGACCATGAACCAAGAATCTTGTCTTCATACCACCGATGGCGGTATCTATCATGTCCATTGCTATTTGCTTTTGTTTTTCTATATCCTGGTTGCGCACAAACGAAATTTCATCGAAAAAAGCAAAATATATAGGTTGACCAATTACGTGGCTCGCTTGTGAACCGATAATCATATTTATGAAATCTGGTGGGTTTCAATAGGGCTCATTATTTTTCTGAGTCATAGTACCACGTTCCATAAACCATGGTGACATTTGAACTGTAGCTTGGAATTTTGCAATACCAATTTCTTCCGCTAATATCTTAGTGATATTCATAAATGCAAATGCAACTTTTTCAGTTGGTTTTAAGTTTAAGAATTCATGTGGATTTTTCAGACACATTAATCTATGCATCATATATAATCCAACAGTAATAGCTATTTCGGACTTTCCAAGACCTCTAGCCCCAGATTCTATAAAGTTATTATAATTTGTTGAGAATTCATCTGGAAACAGTTCAATCATTTGCTTTTCCCAAAATGGGAATAATTTACAAGTCCCATCGGCTAAATGCCACGCTTTTCCAAGATATCTATAATCCTTTATAAAGGTGATAATATCCACAGGCATTTCTTTATAGTCGTCATACAATAATTTATTGTATGAGCTATTATCCCCATTGGAAATATCTCCGAGAATTCTTAACACCTCGGCTTTTTCTGCTTCTGTTAAATTGTCTAAATTTATATTTTGTAAATTCATCTTTTTATCATCTTGTGAATAAAAAGGTATAGTATATATCTAATATATTATACCTTTTTTATATCAAATCATCAATAATATTTATCTATTTACTAACTCGTGCATATAATTATTTCTATATGCTGCGATAGCATCACGAGTTGAGCCATGAATAGAAGAATTATACCCACAATGTTTACAAGTAGTATTTTCACCAAAGTGTGAACTACCCAGGAGCTAAAGACTCCTGGGCTTCCTGCCTCGACGATTACTGCTTAGAAACCCTAAGTCTTACACAATCTCCACAGGCGTAAATTCGGATAATTCCTACCCTATTTGATTTAACTTATTTAATCCTTCTTTAAGGATATTCTTTGCTGCATTAATATCTCTATCATGTACTACTCCACAATTTGGGCAAGTCCATTCACGAACATCTAATGTTAATTCGTTTAGTTTGTTCCCACAACAACTACAAGTTTTACTTGATGGATAGAATTCATCTATTTTTACAATAGTCTTTTCATACCAATCTGCTTTATATTGTAGTTGTCTTGTAAATTCACTCCATGAACAATCGGAAATACTTTTAGCTAATTTATGGTTTTTAACCATATTTTTAACCTGCAAATCTTCTATACAAATAATATCGTTATCTTCTATTAATTGAGTTGATAGTTTTTGCAAAAAGTCATTTCTTTGATTAGCAATATGCTCATAACACCTTGCAACTTTAATTCTTGCCTTATTTCTATTAGAACTACCAATTTGCTTTCTTGATAATTCTCTTTGAAGTTTAACAAGTTTCTTTTCTGATTGTTTTAGATATTTTGGATTGGCTATTTTATTACAGTTTGAATCTATAAGAAAATCTTTAATTCCTAAATCAATTCCAATCACGCTTCCAGTTTTCTCCTTCGGAAATATATTTACATCAGTACAGCAAATACTAACAAAATACTTTCCAGCTGGATTTTTAGATATTGTAGCTGATAGTATTCTTCCTTCAACTTCTCTAGAAAACTTACATCTAACTTTACCCAGTTTTGGTATCTGAATATGTTTATCATCTAAGACTTTAATACTATTATTAACATTATTAGTCCTATAAGATTTTCTATTATCTTTTTTCTTCTTGAATTTAGGATAGCCTTTACAACCTCTATTAAAGAAGTTTTTATAAGCTATTTGTAAATCCTTAAGAGAATTTTGATAAGCTGTAGAGTCTGCTAATTTTAACCAATCATATTATTTTTTAAAGTTGGTTAAATCATTAGCACAAGAATAATAATTAAAATTCTCTTTAGAAGTTTTGTATTTCTCAATTCTCAAATTCAAATAATGATTATAGAGAAATCTACAATTTCCAAAGGTTTGTTCTATTTGTTTAATTTGAGTTTGATTAGGTTCAATTCTAAATTTATAAGATTTTTCCATTGTAGATTCCTCCTTTCTTTAAATTATGTGCCCATTCATCCCACAATCTAAAGACTTGTGGGTTTTCGGGGCATATATTATAAAAATATTATTTTTCATACATCAGTTCTGTCCCTAAATATATCTTATTTACTTCTGTATCACCTAAACACATTTTAACTGCACTATTACCTAATTTAAATTTATTTGTACTTAATTTTGTTAATGTTCCGTTCAGCATTAACCAATTAATTAATGCAGTATTAGTTGCGTCTGTTCCACCTTTAATTATAATTTCTTTATAGTTTTGATTTGACCATTGTAAGAAATCATAACTATATGCAATGGATTGATTATATTGTAATGAATTCTGTGGAATTGATGAGCTATCATTTACAAATGCAAATTTACTATAATTATTTGAGTTAGAAGTAAAATTAATATTATATTCATAACCCATTTTTGAATCATCGATTGTATCATTTGCAGTCCATTTATAATTCGTTAAATCTGTTATTGGCGGAATAATAGTTCCGTTTTCATTAAGCCAGGTGCTTAATTGATTTCTATCTATTTCAGTTCCACTTAAATCACCTGTAAATATAACCGTCTTATAAGCATCATTGGCCCAAACATCATCAAAATCAGAATAAATAATAGTATCATTATATTTTAATCTATCTTCAATGATATCATCGAACACATTTTCAAAATTGAATTCTGTGTAGTTTGTGTTATTACTCGTAAAGTTTATACTATATGTAACGGTATAAAACATTGGGGAAATAGTTGAATTTCCAATCCAAGTGTACCCTGTAAAATCTTTTATCTCTGCCATAGGTTATCTCCTATGCACTCTTAATTATATAAAGTGTATTTTCATCTTTTGTTGCAAGAGCATCATATTCAGCTTGTGTCAGTGCAACAAACTTTAAGTTACCAAGAGCAGTTGTATGTGAATTAATAGCTGTATTAGCTGCTACCCAAGTTGTACCTGTAACACCAGATAATAAAGTCTCTTTTTCTGATTCTGTTAATACAGCCTTAACTTTATCATTTGTTAAAGTGTAGTTAACTGTGCAGTTTACAATATCTTGTCCATTCTTATTTTGAATTTTAAGATTATTATCGGCATCAACACTCGCATCAGATAAATATGCATCTGGGGCACTTCCGCCAGTAGCACTAATTACATTATTTTCAATAGTAATATTATCACCAGCAGTTAATTTATCCTGCTTAGCATTAATTAATCCACGAATTTCGGTGTCATCATATACTGTATCAGTTGCAGAAATTGTTGTACCGCTAATTTGAACATTAGTGCCAGCGGTTAACTTTTCTTGTAATTGAGTATGTGTGTATCTCCATGTTTTATCTGAAAGTTTAATTTCAATTACATGACACTTTGTACCATCATTAGCTGAATAAGTAGCAAGATTGTAAGCATCATCTTTGTATCTGAAGTCAAGTCTATGC